TCAAGGATAATACGAGTAGATTGAACCTCTCAGGTTTCGTCTGCTTTTTTTGACCTTGGAAGATACTCATAGAGCCATTTTTGATAGAGTCCAGGAACTCTGATACAACCATGCGATCTAGGTTTTCCATCACTTCGTCCTTGATGGAGAAAGAAACCTCAGGTGATATGGAGAGCATAGGGCATTGGTGCGTTATCATATTTTCTCGATTTACGGAAAATCATATCATGCTGCAGATCAAAAGCTCCGCTTACAGTTTTGCGGTAAGGTAGCCCAATAGATACATAAGTTGCAAGCTTGAGTACTCAATCTTCATAGTAGGCAAGTGCATGTTTTCAATCCTCAACTTTTGTGACAACTAGCATATGATCAGCATTCTCATCTTTATATTTCAAAAAATCCTCATTTTCAAGAAACGCTTCCCACTGATTTGGAAAGACCTCTTTTAAGTCTGGATAAATCAATGGAAAACTGAGTGTTTCCAGATCATCATATTTTTGTACTGCTTGAAATTGCATTGGACTAGGATAACTATTTCGCTCTCTCATAATTTTCTCAGCCTGTCCATATCCAAGCACATTTCCAAGATTTGAGCCAATCATTTTCCCTCTTCCTTTTACCGCAAAAGGTGTATTTTGAAACTTTGCAATCGAATCAGTATGAATGAGCACCTCATCAGCTATTTCTTCTTTGCTTTTAGCTGTTGATTCAGCTGTAGGATCAACTTGTTCAGGAGTATTTAAAGTATCAAAGAGTCTGGCTCTTTGCTCTTCAAGATATCAAGAATTCTGATCTGGACCACTGGAAACAGAGATCCCTAGTGCTCAAATCAAAAGTCCTGTTTGTAATTTATTCATATTCCAAAAGATCTGAAAGATAAATAGCAAAATATTTTGAAGCAATACTATAAGTATTAAACAATGAATGTCAATAGAAAAGACGGGGAAATAAAAAACAACCAGTTTTTTTGTTTGCTGATTGTTTTTCTGTCTAGTAGTATTGTTTAGCTCTGAAAATAGAGCTCTGCATATGGGATAAACACTAACGCAATTCTAATAAAAATCGCCAATATTACCAAAAAGCTCAAGATATTCAGCTTTCATTTTTTATAATTAATTGCTTGAGAGCCTAGGAATAAAACTATGAGAACTCCTAATCCAAGCGCTGCTGCTTGGCTAACTGCAAATTGCAGGTGATGACTATACTGGAGAATATCATTTCACAGTCTTTCAGCATCTCAGGTTGAAAGTGTCTTTCCAACCGCTGATAAAAGGCTGAGAAGATATTCGGTATTCGCTCTAAAAGCCCCTTGCACAATATGAAATACTGCAAAGTATCCAAGTGCTAGTCCAACAGAGATAATATTCCACTTTGAGAGAAGTTTTAGAAGTGATTCAGTCATCCATTTCCCCTGTTCTGGGAAAATAAAATCATCTGTCTCTGCTGTTTTTGCCTTTGTTGGAACGACCTCTTTTGCTTTCTTTACCGATTTAGAAAGCTGTGATGGTCGCTGGCTTTTTTTTGTTTTTAGTTCAGATTTTGTTGATGCTTTCATACTAGTCTCCTATTGAAAACTAAAAAGATACCTAAGTATACCTTCTTTCTCACAAAAAAGCAAAAAAATCTGAGATTCTCCCTTATTTTCTCTTTACATTTTGACTATTCTATTTTATATAATTTTCTTAGCTTGGGAATCTTCTATTTTCAAAAACGTTCCCTTAGCATCTGAAGTCCATAATCATTGACTAGTCTCTCCTTCCCCATGATGATTACAGGAATATCTCCTGGCTGATTTTTTAGAATATCTGCCAAAAGCTGGATGCTTTCTAGATTATCTGGCAAACTTGTAATACAGAATGGTTCGTGATCAGGTGTTGTAGGTCAAAGAGGCTCAGAATTCTGATCTTCATCATTTTCCTCACCTATTTCAAGGGTTTCATCGTCTTCTTGATCAAGTTGTTCTAGGTTTTCCTCTTCCTCAGTCTCATTATCAGCAAAAAATTCCCCTGGATTCATCTCTTCTGAGCTAAGTCCCTCCTCAATGTTCTCGTCGTCATTTTCATGAGAATGTCTGCTCGGTTTTTGTTCCTGGATTGTACTATCAGCACTCTCTGACTTGATTTTCTCAATCTGTTTGCTCTTTTCTTCACCGTATCTTTCTTTTTTTGCTCTTACGACGGTCCATTCAGGATCGTATCTACTTCCTGCGAGTTTGATTAGCGTCTCATAGTCAGTTTTAATGATTTTATCGAGATATACTCTACCATTACTCTTGCTTCCATAAATGATCACAAGGTCAAATTTCTTGAAATCTAGAGCATCTCTAGTAAAAAATTCCCAATCTCCAGAAATATCCTCAATCTTAATGAAAAATCATTTCTTTTTGGCTCTTTGAATCTCTTTGATATATCCGTGAATGATAAACTTTGGATAATCATTTTTCTCTAAGACCTGATTGAGGAAAGATCCTTTCTTGATATATTGGTAGAGTCCATCTAGTGGATTCCCAGAGATAAATGCTTTAAAGGTTTCCTGTTCCATCATGAGCCTCTCCAAAAGGTTAGAAGGCTGAGCTGTCCTCATTTGGATTTTTGTATCGACCTGAAGCCCACCAAAGAGTCCAAAATCCGCTGTTGCAATATTCTTTGTCCAGTCAATCAAATTCTGAACATTTTCTAGTAACACATTTCTATCTCCAAAGGCATCTAAGGCACCAGCTTTGATTAGATTTTCTAGAGATTTTTTATTGATAATACTTGCACATCTCTTGAGAAAGTCTTCTAGAGAAGTAAATTTCCCCCCTTTTTGTCTTTCTTGCTGAATCGTTTCTCACACATCTTCCCCAATTCCTTTCGTAGAAAAAAATCAAAGTCTGATGACATCTCAGATCGCAGCTACATGGTTAAATGATTCATTGACATCAGGTCCGAGTACAGAGATCCCTTTGTTCTGAATCTCTGAGATATAAAAGCTCTGAGTATCAGTGTCTTCCTCAACCGAACGAATCAATGCTGCAGAAAACTCAAGTGGAAAATGTGCCTTGAGATACGCAGTCTGATAGGCAATCATCGCATAACATACCGAGTGCGACTTATTAAACGAATAAGAGGCCGCAGGCTCGATCATCTTCTCATAGATATTGGTTGTTGTCTCAGGTTTATATTGTTTATAGGTTTCTCCTCTTGTCACAAATTCTTTTTTGAGTTTTTCGATTACTTCTTTTTTCTTCTTAGCAACTCATCTTCTGAGCATATCTGCCTCACCTAGTGAAAACCCTGCCATTGCCTGCACCAAAAACATCAACTGCTCTTGATATACCGCAATTCCATAGGTCAAACTCATAATAGGAGAGAGATCTTCGATCAGTTTTCTATTTTCTTCTTCTGCAACTTCAGCTCCATACTTTTTTGTAAGTTCAGCTCTTAGTTCTGCACTCATATAGGAAATTTCCTCTCTACCATGCTTTCTCTCAATATATCTTGGGATAAACTCCATCGGACCTGGACGATAAAGAGCATTCATAGCCACGAGATCATTGATTGAGTTTGGCTCAAGCTGAATCAAAAACTTTCTCATTCCTTGAGATTCAAACTGGAAAATTCAGGTCGTATCTCCCTCCTTAAATACACTCTCATAGGTGAAAGTATCATTGATGTCTGGCTGAAATGAGGTAGTTTCTAAGAAATGTTCAAAAATCGGATCAAGGGGTTTGTTTTCTTGTTCGTGTCTGGCTTTTATGATTTTGATACAGGTTTTGATGATTGAGAGGTTTCTAAGTCAGAGAAAATCCATCTTCAAAAGTCAGATTTGTTCTAGTGTTGGTCCATCATACTGACTTACGATAGTGTGATCATTTTCCTTGACATATTGAGCTGCAGTATAGGTGGAAACAGGCTCTGGAGCGATGATGATTCCACAGGCATGAACTCCTAGCTGTCTAAGATTTCCCTCGATCCCACAGGCAAGGTCAAAGGCTTTCTTCACATTATCTTCAGTATTATAGATATTTTGCACTTCTTCAAACTCTGGCAAGGGATCGTTGATCAGGCTTCTGAGTCCAACTTTATCAGGGATCATGTTAGAAATCTGATTGGCCCTCTCAAAAGGTACTCCAACCGCTCTAGCAGAGTCCTTAAATGCCGCTTTTGTTGCAATCTTCATAAAGGTTCCAATCGAGCAAACCTTTTCCTGTCCATATTTTTGTGAACAATAGTCAATTACTCTCTGTCTCTGCGTATCCTCAAAGTCAATATCAAAGTCGGGCATTGATATTCTCGCTGGATTCAAAAATCTCTCAAAAAGGAGATCAAATGGAAGCGGATCAATATCCGTAATTTCAATTGCCCAAGCAAGGAGAGAACCAGCACCAGAACCTCTTCCTGGCCCTACTACGATCATTTGTTTCTTTGCTCGCCTCACATAGTCTGATACGATCAAAAAGTAGGAATTAAACCCCATTTCTTTGATCACTTTAAGTTCGTATTCAAGTCTATCAATATACTCAGCTAGACTATACTTAGAGGTTGGAAGAGGATAGAAATCTGTATATTTTGCGATAAAGTCTTTTTTGAACTGTGTATAGCTCTCATGAGTAAATCTTTTCAAGTCCTCAGGGGAAGTCTCAGGTACTGACTTTTCAAGGACTCCTTTGTTTGATATTTGGCTGAGTGCTATGAGCGTATCATTATCCCAATCTAGTCTAAACCTCGTCTTAAGCCCTCTATATGATAGAAAGCGAAGTTCAAACTCATATTTATTCATAGTAGGCATTGCAGATAGTCTTGATTGAGAATAAAGTTGAATAGTCAGTTTTGAGTGTAGTGTTTTCTTCTCCAAAATCAATTTGAAAACAACCAAAAAACTGACTCCTAATATAGAAGTCAGCTTTCTCTGCCAAGTATTACGACTAAAACGTCATTCTCTTCCATTTCCCATTGATACGAACTTCTCCATGGAGATAGCGAACGCTTGCTCGTTGATAATCTCCAACTTGCAAGGGGACAGTATATATGCCCTCCAGCTTCTTATCTTCATTGGACCAGATAAAATCTGACTCTTTAAGATTTAAGGTATAGGTTTTATCTCGGGTAGAGATGGTCCATTCACTTTCAAATCTTACGAGCTCAATGAGCTCAGATGAGTGAGCAAATGTAATCATCAATGAGGATTGCTTTGTGATTTGGCTGGTGAAGATACCAGTTTTCCAAGAGATAGGTTCTTGATAGCTATCTTCACTCTTTGAACATGCAAATAAAAGCATACTCAAAACTACGAATACTACGATTTTTTTCATTTTCTAAATGTTTTTTTATGTTTGATACTCTCACTATAATGATTCCCTCCCTAAAATCAATTCAAAATATTGACAAAATAAATAAATATAAGAAAATATGTTAAAAAAATCATAAAAAATAAAGAAAATGGTAAATAAATATGTAGTTTACAACTAGTATTTTAATGATTCTTGAAAATCTTTTCAAAAAATTGACATTTCCAAAAAAAGATATATAATATTGTTGTCGCAAGAATGATAGTAATCTTGTGATAGGAAAAATCCACTTCCTTTGGAGAATAACGTTTTAGATAGTACCTCTGAAATAAGCCATAAAAATCAGATTTTTTCTGATGAGTTTTTCAGAGTGTGAACAGTATTCTTCACAAATTGTCTTTGTAAACGAATAAAAAGGTTCTACACACAAGCCGTTTTATTCATAAAAAAAGACAAGATGAAACAACCTTCAAGAACTCATTTTGGAGGGATGTGGAAAGTTTTAGCAGTGATTGTGATCTTTTGATATACTGTTTCTAGTGTACTTGCCTCAAATATTACAAGTATCAAGAATACAGAATCAAACCCAATTACTCCAGCTTCTAGCCTCCAAAAGGAAATTGAGACTGATGTTGCCTTGAGTGCTAAAAAGGTATGGAACAACTTGGTAAATTTTATGCAAGATGGTATGGATGGTGCTTCAACTGGGACCGAAAAATCTCAGAAAGAAAAACCTGATTCAGCTTCTGATATAAAATATCCAATCGTTCGTAGCGTTTTACCTCAGACAGAATCAGCGCTCTTGCCTGCTTTTTGAGATATCAGTACTGATCCTCATAAAGCAAGTATTGAAGCTCTCGCTAGTATTTGAGTTATTCAATGATGAGCAAGTGGAAAGTATTATCCACATAACTTTGTTCGTACCAGTGACTTTATCAGAGTTGTACTAGATATTTATAGATACAAACTTGGATATTCACTAGAATCAACTAACGGTCTTTCTGATCAGAGTTTTTTCAAGCAAGGTTATGGAAATGCACTTCTTCTCAAAAAACTCAATACCGCAAAAGCTTTATGATTTCTTGATCATCTAGGGACAATTGAGCTTGATGCTCTAATTACTCCTGTTCAAGCGATGCAGATCCTTAACACTATTTTAGATCTCAATCCATATATCGGTCAAAAAGAGAAAGTAAATCTGATTTCTTCTTCTGATACTCAGTTTACTAAATCACAGATGGCCTGATATTTGGCAGATATTTTCCAGTTGGAAAAAAGTATCATATCACCGGTATTTAATGATATTAGTAATCATAGATATCATGCGGCAATTACCAAATTAGCACAGCTCGGGGTAGTAGCTGGTAAGAATGGTAATTTCTATCCAGACAATGATGTCCTTCGTGCGGACTGAATAGTTATGCTCGCCAATAGTTTGCTGGCTCAGCAGTGAAAAGCACTTGTTATTACTAATTTTACTCATTTACCAAAAATCAATGATACAACCTATTTTGCAGCCTTTGCTCCCCATCTGGAATATTTGCTTACAAATGAGATATGAGATTTTCTACTTCGTAATGAACAGTCAGGATATCTGTTTTTACCTCATGCTCAGCTTACTAAGTGAGAGGCTTATCAGCTTGTTTCCCAAGCTACTAGAGCTAAGTTGCTCAACATGGATCAGTGAGAGACCTCCAAACCGATCACGAGAGGAGAGCTAGCGGATCTTATCGTTCAGGCTTTTGATTTTGCTCCTAAAGAGTCAACACCCTTAGCCTATCAACCTACTTCTGAACCTCAAAGTGCTAATACTAAAAACCAAGCACTCAGAGAGGAGAAGAAATGATTTCTCGCTACTTTACTCAAAGATATGATGGATACACTCTAGTTGATACCAGTACTTGGAAAAAATAAACAAGGTTAAACCTTACAAAAATATCAGACTTTTTTGATCTTTTGCTTAGTATTTAAGCATTTTATACTTAATCATATAATACCATGAAAAAAACAGACACAATTAGATATAATAGTTATGAAAAGGATATTGTTCAAGGACTTGAACCAAATGAAGCGTTATACCTTCAGAAGAAATCTGCGAGGATGAGAAAAAATACGCAGCAAGCAGATATTTTGAGATTTCAGGAAGCTGAAATCAATGAATATATTTCTCATACTTCAAATGCGCTTTCTAGCACATTGAATCTTAGCGATAGCTTTTCTTCTCAGATGAGAAATCAGGTTTTGAACACCAAACATGACTTGCATCATCTCTTTTCTCTTGAACACTAAAAAAGTTCTAGATGACAAGCGAGAAATCTCCACATTTTTGTGGAGATTTTTTTGTTATTAAAAGATGAAAAATCTGATGAGAAATCACTGTTAGTGTATGAGTAATCCCTTGTTTTTTAACGAAACAAAGCCTCCTTAGACCATCTCTCCAACCTCACAAAAAAGGTGAAAATAGAGGTTGAAAGATGGAACTTATCCTATTGCTCTTGGAGTAGATTTTTGGAAAAGAATAGCAGCACAAACTAAAAATGTTTGAAAGGGGGTTGAGGTGGTTTTAAGGTTTATTCTGACATTCCAAGATCTTCAAGAATCTTCAGGAGGAGAGAGCTGCGATCGAAGTTACAATCAAACAAAGAAGAGCCGATGTAGTGTATATTTTTTGATAAAATTATTGATAAAATTTTTGGATTAATGTATCTACTTGTGTCTCAAACTCTCAATTAATTTGTGTTATTAATTCTTTTTTGGTTATTAATGAAATATCAGAATTTTCTCATTTAGCGTATTTTTCTTGTCTAATGTTTTTTATACAATTTGGGTACTGTGCTAAGATTTTATAAACTGCTTTAAATGCTAATCAATATTTGTTATTTAGGTTATTATTATACTCTTTAGCAGCTGTAAGATATGAATTATTTTCTGGAAAAATATACTTAAATCAAATCATAGAACAGTAAGTCGCTATTCATTCTTCTAAAAAAGTCGTATCTTCTTTTCTTTCCTTAATACTTATAACATGAAGCAATTCATGAAAAAATTGATAATTTTGTTGGTATTCATACGATTCTGATTCTTTTGTTAAAATGATATCTACCTTTTTCCGATCATCTTTTGTATGACGTATAAATGGAACCTCTTCCCCAGAAAATTCAACTCATAAGATCTTTCATATACAGGTAGATGGTCAAAATAGCTCAAGATATCTGGGGATAAGAATATTTGCTTTTTCTTCAAAACTCATAATTTATAGAAAAAATAAATATAACTTTTATATTATTATATAAAAATTTTTCAATAAAAAACCTCTCGAATTGGGGACTATAAATCGACCATAAGTGTAGTTATTATGAAAATTTGAGTTTTAGTGTGATTCCTTTCCTTTCTTAAGAAAAGACCGCAGCTAGTATGTGAGTCTGCGGTGTACAAAGTGATTGTAAGTGTAGGGATTAGGGAGAGGATTGCGAGAGATTGATTTCTTTGGTAAAATAAATATAGTAAGATCCAATTTATATTTTCTTTTCTTTTGATATGATAAAAAGACATCTTCACTATATATGACAAAGTCGCAAAGATTCCTATAGAATAACTCCTCGTAATCAAAATAGTGATCCTGAAGAACAAAACACAAATGATAGTCCAAATTATATCTACCAAAAAAAGGTATATAGAGAAAGTTTGAATGTTTTTTCTCAAGTGCTTAAGTGAGTTGAAAAGAAAAAAAACATATTGGTTACCAATTGATTAACAGATATTAATACTATTAATAAGTTTAGGTCGCATTACGTAAATATAAATACTTTTTGAAGAATACCTAATTTTTTTATAAAAGACTTTAAAAATTTATATAAATCTACAGAATTTAAGTTTTATGCCAATTTTAATAGACAAGTTATTATTAATATGGATTTTTGAGATCTTCAAAAATTCATCCAGGATATGTGAAAAGTTTCACAGTATCATGTAAATAAACCGGATTTTATTAATGATGACAAGTTAGATTTTTTTAAACTTATTAAAGATTTTTCATATTATTCAATTGAGAACAGACTATATGAAGAAGCATGAAGTACCTTCTTATTACAGTTTTTTCAAATCTTACCATCAAAGAAAAAGGAAATAATAGAGGACATAAAAAAAGAATGTATAAGTTTTAAGGAAATAACACCATTAATTTTTAAACTCAATATTACTGATGGAAATAGTAGTGAAATATTATCAAAATATGCAAGTATTTTTGATGATATCCAGGTTATCAAACCATCTAATGTTGATATTATTATTAGCCCAAATAGATGAACCCGTGAAAAAAGTATTTTATCACTAGAAGAAGATCAAAATAACTATTCTCAAATACCAACTGTATGAATTATTGATTCTTGAATTTCTGAAAGCAGAACAATTCTTACATGACTTATAGACCAAGGTAATTCAATATCTTTTGTCGATGAAAGACCTCTAGTGGATAGTCAAGATCATGGTACATGAGTTGCAAGTCTTGTTATTTTCTGAGATCAAATACATTTATGAAATAGAGTACTTCTACCAAATGCTAAAGTTGTATCAATAAAAGTACTTTCAGCTTGAGTGACTAAATTAGAATTAGACTCTTTATTTAATATAGTAAAAGACTTTTATAAAAAATGAGTTAAGATATTTAATATGTCTGTTAACTATCAACTCTGAAAAGAAGATAATCAAACAAATGGATGATTAACATATTTGCTTGACTATATATTGTCCTATTATAAAGATGTTTTATTTTTTATTTCTTCATGAAATGTATCACAAGCCGATCTAGAATATATGCAAAGCAGATATTGAATTAATTTTAAATTTTGTAATTGAACCAATATCTGCATTCCTGCAGATAGTACTAATGCGATATCTGTTTGAAGTATTTGAGAAGCAAATATTGTGTCTGAATTTTCTAGGAAAAACTCTCTAGATTATTGAACACCACTTACATTAAAAAGGGATTGAGCTACTGGTGTTAATAAAATTACGACATGTATATCAACTCGTTCAGCATTCAATTATAAACCAGATTTTGTGAATCTTTGAGAGAATATAAAAATGCTGAGTAGTGATTTTACGAATGAACTAAAACATGGTACGGGAACAAGTTTTTCTGCCCCATTAGTTTGTAATGTAGCATGTCGTATTTTGAAACAGTACCCAACTTTATCCTGAAATGCAGTGAAAGCTTTATTATTGAATTCTTCGAGTGCAAGAGAAATTTCTGTAGAAATTGACCCTAATGATTGAAATAATATACCTGATAATATCCAACTAAGAAATCAACGATTAAGATGAAAACAATCTTGAAATACCAATCTTTTACAAAAAAAAGAAATAGAATTATTACAACAGAGATATATTTGATTTGGAAAAATAAATCAAGAACATGCATTATATTCAGATACAAATAGGGCAACTTTTATAATTCAAGACTCCATAAAGCTGAATTATGAGAATATTTATGAAATAAATATTCCAGAGAATTTTGCATCAAATTTATTAGATTGAAGAGGTTTTATTAAGATAAAGTGATCCATTAGTTATAATCATATCCCAATATTATCTGATCATCTTAATTATAATCCTATTCATATGTGATTTAGATTACTGGCTTGTTCTGAACAAGAATTAAGAGGAGTAACAGATTGTATAAAATCGTTAGAAGCTCAACTATCTGAACTGACTGAATGAACCACAGAATATGAAGAAATATTATCAGAAAAAAAACAACTTGAAAATCAAAAAGATAGGTTTGTAATACAAATTTGATGAAAATCTCGATCTCAAGATAATTATTATCGAAATCATTATGCAAATAATCAATCCCTTTGAAATGACAAAAGAATAAAAAAAGAAACACTAAAAACAAAGATAGATAGAAAATTATTTGTAGAAATTAGATGTAATTTGAAGACTACAGACCCAGAGACTACTATTTTTAAGGAGATAAAAGATTATATTTGGCATAATTACCAGACTCATATAAATGAGAGTGAAAAGGTAGAAGGGATAAATCGTTATCTTGATCAATTTTTTGGCTTTTGTTTAACTATTGAGGATGAATCTTGATCTGGAATTGATATTCACCAATCACTTTTAGATGCAAACATAGGTATTTTGTCGACAATAGAATCAGATATAGCTCCTCAAGCTGAACTAGAGCAGGAGGTTGAAGGATTAACTATATAGATGCATTAAATTAAAAAGTAAGTGAAAAGTAGTTGAAAAACAATAAATTATCATTATAAACTTAGCGTAAGAATAAATTTCTTTGTTTTTATTTTCTTACATACTAAACTAAAAAATTATGGCTACTAAAAAACAAATATCATCACTTATAACCTATTCTCTAAATAATGATAAAGAGAAAATTTTTGAGGTAGCTAAAGATATTGCGAAAACCCATAAAAATCAAAAATTTATAGATCAAATAAATTCTATGGTAACGTTATCAAAATATTCAAATAAATGACAATCTTCTGTTGATGTTACATTACAACCAGAAAGAGACTATAAAGACTATCTCTATGAAGCTCAATATTCTAAATATTCTTTAAATGATGTAATTCTTCCAGACAATACAAAAGAAAAGATAAATAATCGGCTTAAAGAATTAAAAAATATTGAGTTTTTATTATCATATAACCTTCCACTACAAACAAGAGCATTATTTTTTTGAGATACTGGTGTTGGTAAAACAATGACAGCATATGCTATAGCTAATGAATTAGATAAACCTCTTCTAGTTTTGAATTTATCATCAATAGTATCATCTAAATTATGAGAAACTAGTAAAAACTTAAATTTTATATTTCAAGTCGCACAAGAAAAAAACGCAATAATATTTTTAGATGAAATAGATTTTATTGCAAACAGAAGAGATAGTACCCAAGATCACTGAGAGATTAGAAGGTCCTTATTAGCCTTAATACAAATTCTTGACTTAATACCACAGGATTTGATAGTAATATCAGCAACAAATATGATGAATTCTTTAGATCCAGCAATAGCTAGAAGATTTTGATTAAGAATAGAATTTAAAGTCCCTGATGAAAAATTGATTAATAAATACTTACAAAAACTAGAGAAAATATATTCCTTCGCTATACAAAAATCTTCAAAAAAGAACTTATTTAAATATTTATTATGAAAAAATTTTTATGATATAAAAAATATTATTTTAAATACATTTAAGAATAAATTATTACATTGAAATAAAAAAGAAAAGATAGTAACTTTAGACTTAGAAGATATAAAAAAATATCAGTATTTTGATTAATACTGGGATTTACCAAATTAACTTTAGGCATACCACCTCTCTCTCAAGAGCTAGCCTACGACAAGCCATTCAATCAAATAGAGATAGAACTGTTATTGGTTGTATTCTTCTTTAGGTATCTTCATAAAAACAAGTCGTATAGTATCATTATTCCTACCGCTCCTTGTTCCGAATAATGGTTCATAATCAATAGCTTTAAGCACTCCCGTAAGCTTAACCTGATTCTCGTTCCGCTTGAATACTAGTGTTCCATGCAGCTCAAGCACTCTCATACATTCACGGAATTCTTGTCTCAGATCATCCGGGCAAGTGTCCTTATTGAGTCTACCATACTTACCCTTCAGCCAAGATTTTTCCCCTGCATTCTTAAGATGCGGAGGGTCAAATACTACAAGCTTATAAGAGTTACCAGGTCTTGGAATATCACGGAAGTCGCCCACAAAGTCTGGATCCACAACAAAGTTAGGTCTCGCTGGAATGAATCAGGCTTCTTCCCTTCTTATGTCCATATACTCTGCTAGTGGATTCTCTTTATCTCGCCGAAAGGTGCGACCACCACATAAGCAAACCCTATAATTCCCATTACTACAGCTGTAGTAGGATTGAAAGCAAACCAAGTCAAAAAAGCAGGCAACAAGAAAAATAAGGTCTTCATAGTGATGATTCCACACGAGATATAAAAGACCAATACTGACCTACATTTATATAAAGTTTCTCCTAATTCTCTGTTCGAACTACTGCGAGCGAGAAATATAGGAGAGCGGGTGAGTTAAATTCTTGGGTAAGAATAAAAAACAACCTACAGTATATAATCCCCGACCTTGGCTAGAATGCCTTAGTTGTGGCTGGGTAGACCAAAGCGGGGATTTTATAGTGTAAGTTATTTATAGCTAATTATTCTAGTTTCACTACCCCGTGTATTGGCTAGTTAATTGATGTTTCAATAGGCAGGCCAATACTCAGTAGGACATACAGAAAAAGCCTATTATCATCCTAGATAATAGACTCCATTATGGTGGAAACTAACATTTCATAATGCCCCAGCCCGGAGTCGAACCGGGATTACAGTCTTCGCAGGACTGTGTCCTATCCATTGAACGACTGGAGCATTGCTCCATGCAGTATATGAAACTCTTCTCAAAAAACAAGCTTTTTCTTGCAATCTGCAACCATTTTCATATAGTATACCAAGCAAATAACCAAAAGAAACTCCTGTTCCTTTTGCTAAAAAAGCCACTTTTACCTTGAAAAAGGATCACGTGAATACGAAAATAAAAACCGAGCTCGCAAAACATATCAATCTCGGCTCAAAGACTGGAGTATTTTTCTCAGCCTTTGACTCAGCGGGGCAACTTTTGGCTGCCAATGGGGTGATCAAGACGGATAGAGCAGTGGAGTTACTTGTAGATAGCTTCTGCACTGGAATTCTCAATAAATACTGAGAAAAAATCAAAAAGCTGATTTTTGATCTGGTGACTGAAATTAGAATCCAAAACGACCCAAATGAACTCATCAAAGTACCAATGCATGAGCGGGGAGTGTTCCTTGTGCAGTGAGAGGATCACAAGAGCTGAGTTCTTCTGCCAAATACCAAGTGAATAGATACCATCCAGCAGGCACTCTCCGCTATCAAGCAAAAATATGGACTCTCATCACAGGTCTCTGTCTATCTTTTTAAGACCATTAGAGTTGAAATCCCACTATAGATCAAATATGTGATATAAAAAAATAAAAAACCTGAAGCATGACTTCAGATTTTTCTTTATATTTTTCGGAGATATTAGATATTAACTATTCTCTCGTAATCATTTTTACGAGAATGTCTGTTGGACTTCTTGAGTGTGATTTACTAGGTCTGAACTATAAAAAGTCATCATATATCCTATGATGGCTTTTTTTGTTCCAGTGGCTATCTTCAACTGAGTCTATACACTCCCTCTGGGACAAAAAAACCTGCAAGAAATACCAACTAGCCACCCTAAAAAAGAAAGAAGTGAATGTAAATTCCAAACGGCTAGGTGGTGGCGTATCTTTCTTTTACCTAGTTGTTTGAAAATTGCATTCGCAACTTGAGGTAGACAGGACATAGCACTATGATAAAGTGACTCTCCCTGCTTCAAACTTCAAACAATTTCTAAAAAGTTCCTCTTGCAAAAGCCATTCTATGAGTTTTAGGAGCTACTCTGAGGAGTAGAGACATATTTTTCTGCAACTCAAAAATGCTCCTGATTTTATATCTTAATTCCCGAAAGATGCAAGAAAAAATCTTGATCACGAGTAAGGGGAACGGCAAGAACTTTTACGCCTATATTCAAGGTAAAGTTCATGAATGCCTAAAAATTAGAGGTAGATTCTATCTAGCAAAATTGATCCTTGGAGAAGGACTCAGAGCCATGGGAGAACCTCTAAAAAACTTTACTCTAGTGACTTAAAAATGGAATGGCTCAGAAAAAAAAGAGGACATCCGTCATTTGCAATGACTGGATAGCTTACACCAACATTATGGATGATGAAACAGCCTGAAGACTCTTCAAATGTATTCTCGCAATTAGAAACTGAAGAGCCATAGATCCTCCAGAAGATCTCAAATTTATTCTTGCTCATATGCAAGATTTCTGGAATGAAATTGACGCAGAACGAGCAAAAAAATCTGAAATCCAAAGAGACAAGGCTAACAAAAGGCGAAAAAAATCAGATTCCCATTCTGATTGACCTCCAGAAGATTTGGAAAGTGATGCCACGGCATACAATAGCATTCCACTGAATGCCGAAGATACCGATGAATGCTGTGAATGCCTTACTGATACTAGTACTAATACTAGTACTAATAAAATAATAAAAAAAGAAAATATAAAAGAAAAAAAACTTAAGTTCTGAGACTTCGTTTTGCTTACGCAAAACGAGCACACCAAACTCCTTGCAGATTTGTGAGAGAAAATCCTAGAGCAGACGGTAGAAAATCTTAATAATTATATCTGAAGCAGAGGTAAAAAATATAAATCTCACTATCATACAATCAGAGCTTGGAACAAGGATTTCCTTGCTAAACAAAAAAATAAGGAAATCAAAAAAACTTCTTCCGCCGCACAAAAAAAATCGCAAACTTGAGCTTTAGACGAGGTAATATCTTAAAATGAAAAAAAATTTAGAATTAGAAAAACAGATCCTCGCAAAGCTGATGATTGATGCAGATTTGCTTTTGGAAAATGAACTTTCAGAGCAAGACTTTGTCAATCCAACACACAAAAAACTTCTCCAAGCTATCAAAGACTCAGGCTCAAATCTCGCTCTCATTCAGTCAAAATTTGTAGAAGAGGAGCAAGATTACATCCTAGAAATCGCTGCAATGTTAATGACGAGTGGTCGAAAGGAAAACTATGCAGAGCTCAAGAGACTCACGGAAGTCCGCAGGTTGGAAACTATTCTCAAGGGGCTCCAGATGGCGATAGATGATGATCAGCCTTTGGATCTGATTTACGAAAAAATCGCTCAGTTTGATAAGCAAGAGATCCAAGTTGCAGACATGAAAGAAGTCCTGGTAGAAATTGTTGCAGAGCTTACGGGAACTGTTACGGCGATTTATCATCCTACTGGGTATACCAAGCTTGATAAATATCTTCGCTGATTTACTCCTGGACAGCTTAATATTATCGCAGCGAGGCCAAGTGTATGAAAGACCATGGTAGCTATGAACTTTCTGCTCAAACAAACTGAAGCAGACAAGAAAATAGCCCTCTTCAGCTTAGAGATGACCAACAAGGAAATCTCTCAGAGGATCCTAGCAAGAAACTCTGGAATGCCAGTAGACCAGATGAATAAGCCAGCTACTCCAGAGCAACTTGATCGTGTAAATACTGCCATGATCAAGCTAGAAGCTCAGCTGAAGAATCTGACCTTGATTGATTCCGTCTATGCACTCCCTCAGATTACCAGGATGATTAAATATTTACATAAAAAATCCTGACTTGACCTGGTGTATATTGATTACCTGCAGATATTTGACATCAAATGAGACAATAGAAACCTAGAGATTGGTAAAATCACTAGAACCCTGAAAAAGCTCGCCAAAGACTTGCAAATCTCAATCATTCTCCTCTCGCAGCTCAATAGAGCCGTAGAGACAAGAGCTCTTCAGGAGCCGAAACTTTCAGACTTGAGAGATTCGGGAAGTATCGAACAAGATGCAGATATTGTACTGATGTTGGATAGAGATCTGGAATACTGCCCAGAGACCATGAAAGTTTTTATCCGCAAAAATAGAAACGGTAGCCTCTGAGAGGTAGAACTGGTTTGTAAACCAGCTAGTATGCAGATTGGAAACTAATTTCATCACAATTCAGACTTTTATCACTACTTACCTCAAAAAATGTTTCAAACCGACGAAAAATATGAGAGAAAGCTGAAGTCTCTCCAGCTAGAACTCATGAACCTTGGAGCACTAAAAGACAAACTTGAGAGACAATTGCTCTATGATAAGCTGAGTCCTGGAGCTGAAAAACTTATCAATATCAGGCTGGTGCAAATCAGAAAATGCTACATCGCAAAACTTTATCAATTAAGAGATCATAAAGATGGTAAAACCACAGACTAAACCCACAGAAAATGTAAAAACTACGGAGGTAGAAAAACTAAATCTTCACCAGAAACTCTTTGAGTTTCAAAAACTTAATCTCGTTATCAAAAAAAATGCAGAAGTGGATATGAAGACCAGAAAATACAAGTATGCACCCCTGGATCAGGTATGGAAAGTAATTGGAGAAAAACTCAATGAATGTTGAATTTTGGTTACTCACGAGATTATCAGAGAGGAAACAGGACACTTTGTCCGCTCAACAGTTTGTAATGCAAATGATATTGAAGAATCAATATCCTCAGAGATTGCGATTGATCCTTCAGTTATTGCTCCGCAGAATATCTGAAGTGCAATTACCTATTATCGTAGATACAACCTCTGTTGCTTGCTTAATCTGATTATCGAAGGAGATGATGACGATGGCGAAGAGGCACAGAAACAGGCTACTAAAAAACAGTTCACTCAGAAATCTCAAGCTCCTCAGACATCTCCGCAACCTCAAAAACCAGCTGAAAAACCTGAGTTCAGCCAAAAAAACTTTGAGGATTACAAACAATTTTGTAAGTGAAAAGTGATGAATGAGATTATGGATATGGCAGCAGAGATTAAAGCAAAATATACGATCACTGAAGCAATGGCAGACCAACTTAATTTATTTCTTAAATCTTTGTAGCTATGCAGAAAAAAATCAACCTTTCCAACTGGAGTATTAACCTCCTCAAATCCGACAATCAAACCTGGTTCAAGGGCTATGTCCTTGGACAATGGGATTCTGAATTTAAGTCCTACTTTGCCATTGGAGAGTGTTTCGCTCTCTGCATGGAATATTGGGGAAAGTTCGGAACAACTAACTCAGAGCAGTTCCTAGAAGAAATGGCAAAAAAATTCCAGGAGAACAAAGCCCCTGAAGAAGAATTAGCTACTGCTACCATGTCAGTGATGGAAGCACTGAATAACTTTGAAGTCCTTGATCTTCCTAAACCTCTTGAGGCGGAGAAAGAAGTGATTGTAGAATTGAACGAAAACTACAATCTCAAAGTTAGATTTGATGCTTTTTATGGCGACTATATCTTAGATCATAAAACCGTTGCAACCTTTACCAAACCTGAGGAATACGAAGAAAAATATAGTCAACAAATGAAGCTCTACCAGTATGCTTGGTGGAGAACAACTGGCGAAAAGTTGCCAGCTTTCATCCAGGAGATTAAAAAAGCGCGCCCTTCTATTCCTGCAGATCTCAAAAAAGAAGATCTCCTTGCTCTTGTTCCAGCTGAGAAGCATGCGGAATTGACGACAGTAACTGCCTTGAAGGATTATCTCAGAATGCATCCCTTACCTGAATGGTGCGGACAAAGGATTGAGTTCCCTTGGAGAGAAGAGCTGATTGCTGAATGTGAGGATCTCTTGCATAGGGCAATGAAAAAAGCTGACTACCTCCAGACTTTAACTCTTGAAGATGTGCTCTAATGAAATTCCTCGTGTCCCTTACTAATGGAATCATAGAAAATCCAAAGAAACTTCAGGAGTTCCTCAAGTCTCGCAAAAACGGCTTGTATACTATCTCAGTTAAAAAACATGGCACCAGGAGTCTCGCACAAAATTCTTACTACTGGTGAGTTGTGCTGCAGATGATTGAAGAATATACCTGACAAGATAAAAAGGAGCTTCATTATTACTTCAAGCACGCCTATATTGATGATGGAAAATTTCCATCAAGTGCAGAACTCAATAAATGAGATTTTGCAACATATGTGGACAAAATTAGAGATTTTGCAAGTGCAGAACTATGATTGTATATCCCAGACCCTGTAAACTAACTTTTATTTTAGTACTTTAGACCCTATGAAACTATTCTTTTTTGATACCGAAACTACTGGATTAAACCCAGAAACCGATAGAATTATTCAGTTTTGAGCTATTTTTTGAACGCTTGATGAGGAAACTTGAATTTTTCATGAGGAAAGAATCATCAATCAATACATAAAAATTGATGAGGAAATTCCAGAGCAGGCAAGCAATGTTCATCACATTTATAAAAAAGACCTTGAGTCGTTTGGCTACATTCAGGATTATATCAAGGAATTTGTAGCTTACATGATGAAGGCAGATTACTTGATTGGGCACAATGTAGACTATGACCGTAAAATGTTCATGGGAGAGATTATGCGTTGTTGATCAGTTGGTTTTAATCCTAATGATCATAAGCGATTTGATACAATGCTCTCTACGGTTGAGCTAGTAAACTGACCAGGAGGAAGATGGGCAAGATTGAGCCAGCTCTATAGATTCCTCTTTGGCAAGGACTTTGATAATGCACACGATGCAATGGCAGATATTAGAGCGACTAAGGATTGTTTCCTTGAGCTCTACAAGACCTGAAAAATCACTTTACCTCAATAATCTTCCAATCATGGCAACACTTAGAAAGCTCTCGCTTCAGCAACAGGCGACGCTCTTTGCTCCAGATCTGACGAAAATTGAGGAGGAACAGAAAAAGAAAATCTACTTCTTCAAGAGACTCGTCTATGATAGACTCCAAAAGTTGATCATTGAGAGAGTAGAAGATCAGACTGCAAAAGCAGCCCTTCTCAGAGAACTAGAATCCATCCTGCAGATGAAGCATGATGTTCCAGAACTCTCAGCAATGCAGAAAATTATCAAAATCAAGGATGTCCCTGCGGCTCCTGCTCCTCAGAGATCTAAGCTCTCAGACGAAGAACTTCTTCAGCTTGTAGCTCAGAGATACGAGGCAGATACAACTTTTCTTCAAAAACTTAGTAATGCTTTAACTTTCTAATCAATTATTCTCATGACAACAACACAAAAAATCGTGATTTCAGCTTTTATTCTTTTGACTCTTGGGCTTGGTACTTGGAGGTATTTCGTCCTCTTTTATCCTCCAGTTACAACAGAAAGAGATAGGATCTGAAGCCTTGCTCAAGAGCTCCTAGACCTTACAGAGAAAAAGCAATCTTGCCTGGACGAGCTCCCTTATTTTGAGACGATGGAAGTTTATGCTGGGAAATCCAGCTTCTGTTCAGAGCGAGATGAAAAAATAGCGACACTCAAAACTCAGCACGAACAAATCCTCAATAAACCATACAAACAAGTCGTGGGTTTACTCGTGAGCAGATAAGCTCTGATAAAAATCCTCCTCAAAAATTAAAATCTCAAAATAAAAAACAGTCTTCAGAAAAAAATCCAACCTGAAAGATCTGGCACTCCTGATTCAACAAGGACGACCAAAGACAACAGATTGTGCAGTATGCCTATCAGCTCTGAGGTTTAAGTCTTGTGACGATGATGGAGTGCGAAAATGGGAATTGGGATATAACTATCAGAGGAGATTGAGGATATTCGGTAGGGATTTGTCAGATCCATACCTTGTATCATCACTTGCCTCGTGAGTATTATACTTCCTGGCAAACCCAAGTGGAACTTTGCAATCAGAAATGGCAGAATGGGACAAAATTTTACTGACCTTCTAGGCTTGTTCATGGGCAGAAATGCAGTGAATTTGCCAAGAAAAGATTTTATTTTGAATAGAATATCATGAAAAAATCACAAACTCGGAAAACCGTAACACTTCCTCAAACCAATAAAAAAATCAAAAAACAGAGCCAGAAACTCTCTCAGCTTGAGGGAAGCCTTCACCGCACAAAACTCAGAATAGCTGATTTGATGGATGATATTACTCTTCTCAAAAGAGCTCTCAAGGAGAAAGATAAAACCATAAACATCCTCTGGAAGAGTTTATTTAAACTCTCAGAAAAAGGAGCAACTAATGATCAAACAATTAGTTTGCTCTTTGGACTTTACACTACCTTGAGTGGATGCTTGCTTTGGTTTGGAGCAAAGACATTTACTAATCCTTACCTTTTTTGGAGTGCAAGTATTATTGGGACAATCCTGATAATCTCAGGCTTTTATCAGATTTATAAGAGTACAGATGAAGATTAGCATTAACCTTGAAAAAAGACTTGCTCTAGTGGATGGAAAGACAATAAAAATCCCTGAAGAAGAGCTGAGGAAAGCAATAGCTTATTTTATTGATAAAGTGGAAGCTTCTTTTTGGGATAATGCAGATGAGGAATATCAGACGATCAAAAAGGCAGATGAAATTATTTCAGAGTATCTTCTAAGATATGCTCTCAAGATCCATACTTGTCCACACTGTAAATCTGAAAATGTAGATTTCCACCACATAGATCGTTGTGCGGATTTACCTCTTTAAATTTAGAAGAATATGAAAAAATATTTTGTAAGTCGTATAATCCAGATTTGTGAAAATTGTTGAAAATATGATCTTATGGCCTGTTTTAATCAAAGCTGAAAGTGTTTTGCTGAGTGTGATAGATGTTGATATACTATAGAAGTCACACCAACAGAGGAGGAAGAGAAGATGATTGATGAGTATTTAAAGAAAAATACATACCTTAAACCTGCGGTTTCTTCCTCCTAGAAGTTTATATTGACTTTTACTGAAATAAGAATATAAGAAATTGCTACATTCAGATTTTGCAATCAAGCGAAAAAACCACTTATTGGATTTTTCTTGATTGTTTGAGAGAGAATGTAGCACCCAATAAGTGGTTTTTTATTTTTTAGAAAGGAAGGATGAAGAAATTGTTTTTATGTGTCTTGAGTATCTTTTTAGTACTGGGAGTCACTTTTGCCCAAAATTGAACAGGGATGGATGAATCTGTTAAAAACTGAACTTTAATAGCAGAGGCTCTTGTTCAAAAGATAAAAAACAAAGAAATGACTTTTGATCAAGTGAAGACAATTGTTGAATGAGGAATTTCATACTATCTTGGAAAAACTAATGGGATGAGTGAAAAAGATATTCCAAATCTAATGATCTTTGATCACATCAATACTTCTTTGATTCTTTATAACCAATTTGATAGAGAAAATCCAAATCTTATTGAGTATAATTGAAGAAAATATACCCTATGATCTTACACAAAAAGAGATATATTTTCATTTGTAGACACTGAAAATAACGGATTAGCAAGTTATCTATGAAAGCATGATTTAACTGATGAAGTATTGATACCAGGAGAAAAAAATGATATCTATGTTGTGAGAGTAAACACAACTTTGGCTAATACTGGAACTAACCAAAAAATTGGAAGATTGCTCCTTACTTACTGAGATAAGCTTATTAAGCCCTATTGAGTTACCTACTATGATGAAACTACAAAAGGCCCAGAGTTAAAATTCTATCGTGATGAAAGATATTCTTCTCCTACTAGTTCAAATTGGGATGTTAAGGCTTGAGGACTCTTATATTATGTATATATTGTTCCAAAGGACGCTACAAATCTAAAATTTACCTTTGAAAACGACCCAAAGAAAACTACTGTTGAACTAGCTAAATTAGCAGAATTTAAGTATTATTATGATAGCATCATAGCTGAAATGGAAAAAATTGCAGGATGACTTCCATTCTGTATTCGCACGTTTGGGAAATCTCTTCGCTGACCTCAAAAAGTCTTACTAAATGATTGTCAAGAAGCTTACAAGGGGAATTTTAGAACAGGAATGCGTGAGGAACTTTTTTACCAATGGAACGAGGAAAATAACTATCCTTATTCTAGCAATATTAGAAGTTCTACTCTAGGGGATCAGTATTGTGTTGAGACAAAATACGGAAAAGAATGTCTTTGGATTGGTGATTGAAAGATTGATTCAATAACTTCTTATGATTACAAATAATTTAAAAACGGCAAAATTTGCCGCTTTTTTAACGGTTTGTTTGTAAATTTAAATAAATTAAATACGAAAGGAAGTAGTTTTACTTCCTTTTTTTTGAAACCATGAAAAACACCCCACTAGAAAGAAAAACCTTTACTGTAGAATTACTCCTGCCTTGACCTTGGCGAAAGGGAGATATTCTTGAGATGATTACTATCCCTCAGGCAACAGTACATCAGACAATGCAGTATTTGAGGCAAAAAGACGAGGGGATCCCTGAAGGAAATCTAATCCTCTTATCGATGGAGGAATTTAGAAAAAAGAAATTTACAAAAAGACAAAAACAGCACCTATTATCTAATGAACAAGCACTAATACAAATCCGAAATCAGACTTTTTTGTTTGGTATTCAGCAGGAAAAATTTTTACCAACCAGCAATGAAGCTTGAGCTGGGCGAAGCCCTGATGGATCTTTTTTCTGCTTTTTGTCTAAAGAACTTTGTACTCCTATTCCTATGATCCTTAATGAGATGACATGGGAGCAGGTGCGAGAATTGGTTGTTGGTTTAAGTTGGAATGCAAATGCACTTACTGAAGAGGGGAAAATGAGAAACCAGAGTTATCAATACCAAGAAAAATTCGAGAAAGAAAATGATATGGATGCTCTCAGAGAAGCTTTGAAGGATTAGTAAAAATTATCTACTAAGACGGATTAAAAGTAAGAGGATGAGTACGAGAGCTCCTAGGATCAAAATCATAAACAAAAAACCAATCAAAATCGCAAGAAGAGTACGGAGAAAATCGCTCCTCATTGGAGGAAGAAAATGTTCTCCAATGTTCATAAGGATGTAGGTAATAACAAAATCCGTCATCAATACTCTTTAGGATCTAAAACATCCTAATTATACATAAAAAAAATACTGAAATCAAGACTTTTTACTACTTTAGAATTAAAAAAAATGAAAGCTCTTACACGAAAAGCAATGCTAGATGATAGCGATTTTAGAAAAAAAATTAAAGATGCTCAGCAGTATGCCAAAGATACTTGAAAACTCTTGGATAAAAAACATGTTCTTCAGCTAGAGTTTAATAAAACTCAAGCTGATGCAAAGGTTAAACAGCTTCAATCACTTTTGAGGAATAAGGACTTGGATGCGGCAAAGAAGATTATTCTTAGTATTGATCTCACCAGGGCAAAAAAAGAAGCTACAGAAGCAAATGCAATCCTCAATAATTATCTTAATACAGGGAATGAAAAACTCTCCAGATTTAGATCTGCTTTTGCATCAATCTGAAGATGATTTTTATCAGTTGGCCAGTCTATAGGATTTGGGGTCGCAGCACTAATAAAAACTGGAATTGACAAAGTTGCTGATTTTATTAAAAGCGCTAGCGATAATGCAATTAGCTTTGAAAGTGCTTTTGCTGGAGTGAAAAAAACGATTGAAGCTACAGCCTGAGGCTTCCAAGGACTTAAAAAAGAACTTAAAGACATGGCTACAGAGATTCCAGTAGGGTTTGAAGAGCTTTCAAAAATTGCAGAATTATGAGGACAGCTTTGAATTGCCAAAAAGGATTTGAAAGATTTTACAAGGGTTATTGCTAATCTTTGAGTTTCAACGAATCTTTCTACAGAAGCGGCAGCAACTTCTCTCGCTAGAATAGCTAATGTATTCCAACTTTCTTCTAAGGATTATGAAAAACTTTGAAATACTATTGTGCAGCTTGGGAATAACTTTGCAACTACAGAAAGTGAGATTGTAGATTTTTCAAGTTATCTGATGGCTTCGGCTAAGACTGCAGGATTTACAGCTGATGAAGTTTTTGCCATTGGATCAACGCTTTCGTCAGTAGCAATTAATGCTGAGGCTGGATGATCAGCTTTTTCTAAAGTTATTTCAGTAATAAATACCGCAGTTGCAACAGGAAATAAAACTATAAAAGATTTTGCGAAAGTAGCATGACTCTCAGCTGAAGAATTTGCTATGCAATGGAAAGAAAAACCATCTGAAGCTTTCACAAGATTTGTAGAAGGTCTGGGGAGAGAGGGAGCATTTGCAATCCCAATTATTCAGGATCTTTTAGGAAATAATGTTAGATTACAAAATGGTATGCTTGCTACTGCAAATGCTGGTTCTAAATTAAGAGAGGCTTTTGCTATGGCTCATGAAGAATACGAAAATGGAAATGCCCTTCAAACTGAAGCGAGCAAAAGATATGAAACGGCTCAAAGTAAAATTGCAATGTTAGACAATGAGCTAGAAAATATGTCTGAAACCTTATGAAAAAAGGCTATTCCTGCTATGGTTTGGTGGAAAGAAGTCCTCGTTGATATACATAGCTGGATCAACAACTTATTTGGAGCGACAGATGTTTTTAGTGAACATTTAGGAAAATTAACAGATAAAATTACTGAAAATGAAGAAGCTATGAAAAAACTAAGTGAAGCGTATCGTGAAGGGAAGATTTCTAAGGAAGAATATTTAGAGAGCATGCAAAAACTATGAATAGAAAAAGCAAATCTAAAAAAAGAATACGAAGAAGAGGAAAGATTTCTTTCTGAAAATGAAAAGGCAATGAAAAAAATAGAAGATAGACTTAAATCTTTACAAGAAGAGCAAGCCAAAAATAGCGAAAAACTTGCAGAGGCAAAAAAAAATCAAGAGGAACTTTCTCAAAAATGGTATGCCTGAGAAGAATGGGGGAATAGATATTCGGCTATTGTTAAGGTATTAACAGAGAGAATAAACGAGAACGCTGAGGAAGAAAGGAAGCTAATAGAACAAAAAGCTCAGTTGGAAAAGTCTAATGCAGAAAGGGAAGTATCAAATTATTCATTAAAAGATACTTTTGATTTGGTTAAAGATGCCATGAAAAAAGTAAATGATTTTAGGTTGAATGAATCTGGAACAAGAGCAGAATTTGATAAAACAAAACAAGCGGCTCTTGATAGTATAGATGCCTTTGAAAAAAGGTTGTCTATGATTTGAGCAAATTGAGGAAATGTTGTATCAAGATATATCAATACGCAAATGGCGAATTTTGTTAATAAAGCAAAATGAGTTCTTGCATGATTACAATGGAATGGGGTAGAAAAAACAGATGGCTGATATAAGCCTTCTAATAAATGATATTGATCCAAAAAGGATCCTCTTACAAAAAAGAAAGAGGAGCTCAAGAAACTCAGAGATCTTCAGATTGAGCAAATCAAGGATTCTGAACAGTCAGAAAGAGATAAATATAAGTCCATTCTAAAAGTCAATGAGGACTACAAAAAGAAGCTAGCAGCTCTCGAATGAAAATCAAATGATGAAATTATAAAACAAGCTGAAGATGCAGCTAAAGATGAGGAAAGAATTATTAAGGATAAATATTCAAAAATAAATAAGGCCATAGAAAAATCTGAAGGGAATCTTAAAGATTACTGAAAACAGATCCAGGAAGTTAAAAAAAAGTGGAAGGATGCCTTAACTGACATGAAAAAGCAACTTCAAGATCTTAATCATGAAATGAAAGAATTGGATCAGAATTATACAGATGAACAAGCTGATCGTTGGGTTGAAGTAAAAAATCAAATCAAAAATAACAGTAGGGACAATTCAGGGCTTGACCGAATTACCCAAAATTACGACAAAAAAACACTTGAGCAGCGAAGAGATGCAGGGCAAAAGGAAATCAATAATATAGATATTGATAAAGTTATTGAGCAGTTAAACTTAAAAGAGGAAGAAGCTTTTCTTGAGGGGAAAATTACTGAAGAAAAAAGAAAGCAAGCTGAAGAAAATTCCAAACTCTCAGAAGCTCAAAAAAGAGATATTCAGTATCAGAAAGATAAACTTATTCTTCAGGAGAAAATCAATATAGCGAAAGCTTTCAGTTCTCAAAAGGATTTCTTTGATAATAAGCTTAGCATTTGAGAAAATTCAGATTGAAGTTTGAAGGCAAGTTATATTGATGAAAACTGAGAAGAAAAACAAGTTACTGATTATAAAAACATTCAATACTTGGCTGACCTTGCAAATAAACAAGCAGTAATGAAAAAGGAAATAGAAGATCTTGAGTTAAAGACTGCTGAAGAATACAAAATTTACGAAACTCTCAATCAGCAGAAGGCAGATCTAGAAAAAAATCAAACTGAAATTCTCCAGGAAGAAATTCAAAAAAGAAAGAACGAAGTAAGTTCTTATGTTGATCACTATGAGAAAGAAGCAAATCGCCAACTAGATATTGCAAAAAATCTAGCTCAACAAATGCAAAGCTATGCGGCTCAGTATGTAGCAGCAAAAGCTTCTATGTGAGGCGGAGGATCTACAACTAATATCACAAATCATGCTGGGAATACTGTTAATCAAACCTACAACATTAACAATCCTAGTGATGCTTCAGCTGCAGTTTTTAGAGCTGCTACAGAAAGGCTAATAAATTAAAATCAGATTTTTATACTTTTACACTTACGAAAATGCTTTGAAAGAACCGAAAATATAAAGGACTAGACTTCTCTGATTCTATCCAAAAACACCTTCAGCAGACTATGGGCTACAGCTTCCCTCTCCAGGAATACTCAGCAGATCTCTCCACAAGAACTGAGGAGCGAATCAATGCTAACTTTCACTGAGGAACACTTTCTCATAGCCTTTATGGTGTGAGATACATGAACTTTTCTTGAATTGGAATTGGAAAATCTAAGCAAGAGAGAGGAGCAGTCTTGAGACTCCTTATGGATCAGCTCACTCTTCGTCACGGAGTGAAAAGTGATGAATACTTTGACCTCTCTCGAGAGACGGATGATGGCCAACCAAGAACCTGCAAGGCTAAAATCACTAAGCCTATAGAGACTAGACACGAGCTGACTTCCTATAAGTTTGAGTATTCCTTTCAGCTTGCTTGTCCTTCAGAAAAGATTTATGCTCCTACTCAGCAGCTGCAGAAAATCCCTAGAGGCTTTTTTGGAGGAACACCACTTGCTCAGCCTCTTTCTATGGCGATTGGAAGCTTTGGCTGAGGTGGTAAGATCCTTAATGAAGGAAACTGGTATGCTCCGTTTAAGCTGCAGATTATCTGAACATGCACCAACCCCAAAATCTATAATCTGGCCACCTGAGAGAGTATTAGAATACAGGCTACAACTACAAATCTTATCTTTGACAATCGTAACCTTAACTTCGAGGAAGGCAAGGATTGGATACTGGAAGATCTCGGCCAGGATATTAGCTCTAAGAGATCTACAGGAAAGGATCTCTATCTTGCTCCTGGAGAAAATCAGCTTGTTGTCATTACTGACAATCCTGATGAAGAGCCAGAAATTTTCGTTACCCGAAGATCTACTTTTAATTACTAAATCATAAACCTCATGTTAATGGCCAGACTTTATCCTCATATTTTTAGCAAGGAGATCCTTGCTCAGAGATCTATCACTTCTCAGATCTCTCTCGAACAAAAAATTGATGACTTCTGAATTGCCAAGTGTGAAATCCCTCTTATTCCTGGACTCCAGGAAGACTGTAAAATAGAGCTCTATGAAGTCTGAAATTGAGAGGATCACTTGGTATTTTCAGGCTTTATTTATGAAACTAAACCCCTTCGAAAGAGATGGGACATGTTGGAAATTACGGCCAGAGATTTTAAGGCCATCTTTCAAAAAAGAAAGGCTCTCACGAGCCGAAACTGGAAAGAAGGGATTACTCTCGAGAAGGCCTTACAGGAACTCTTGGAGTACTATAATGAAAAATACCAGGAACAGCGAACATGGTCTTGCTTCGATGCGACACTCAAGATTGAGGTTAAGCAAGGTGATACCTATGCGGATTTATTTTGAGAAATCTGCGAAAAACTTGAATGCTACCGAACAGTTACTGATGGCCAGGTAATTTTCAGAAAACAGCTCTGAAAAAAACTAGACACCACCCTTATGTATGATGGATCTGCCAGTAATCCTGGTAACATTACAGAAATCAGCTCAGTAGCTACAGCCACGGCTTGTAATATTGTCCTGGTGGAAGATAGTGAGTGAAAAAAAACCGTCAATGCTGACTTCTTTGATGGTATCGTCTCAGGGGTTGGAGAGGTTAGCGTTAGAAATGGAAATCTGGAGGAATCTGCTCAGCTGAAAGCTAAGAAGCTTTCCAAGAGACAAAGAACCTACCAAGTGTCCATAGCTGAAGGTAGTATCACCGCAGAGGTGGGAGACACACTGAATTTAGATGTCAGAAATACCAATCATTACTTCAATTTTCAGGGAGAAGTGATTGTCCAGGGAAAACAGATCTCTTATAATAATGCTACTAAGAGAGTTTCTTATACCCTAGGAGATGAGCTGGTGTATTCGTATGGCTTTCTTCAGCGACAAAAAAACCTGACTCAAGAAATCAGACTTCTTAAACTTAAAAATCTGACTTAATTTGTCAGATTTTTTTATAAAAAAAATCAGAATTTTTTGTTTTTTTTCTATAATAATAAAAGAGTGGTTGAAATATACCACCAAAATTTTAATTACATTATTTATTATGGTAAAAAATCACAAAAAACAACCCCAAAGGGACGGAATCCATTTTAGCTATTGGTCAAAGAATACCAAAAAAAACAAGAAATCAGGAAGAGATTCTGGATGGAATTTTTCCTTGCGAATTAGATGGTTTATTATAATCTTGTTCATGGTTTTTTTGTTAAATAGAGATCTCTTTTGGGAAATTATTCTGAGATGGATGAGCTAATTTTTTTTAAAAAAATAAAACACTAGTTATAAACTGGTGTTTTATTTTCAAAAAACACGGCCAGATTTGACCGTGCCTGGTATCTAAGCAGACCCTAGCTTTTATTCAATTTTACCTGAGAACCTGAGAGCTCTCGCAATCATAAGACTTGCGTGATACCTCTTGACTGGTTCATCCAATCCAACCTTGCTCTTAATAATTCACTGATCCACGGCTATGTCAGGGATAAGTTCCTCTTGAGAAGTTCTACCATACAAAGCAACAAAAATCATCTTTAAGAACCATCTCTTTGTGAGAGGTCCATTCACTGAGCTTACGACTCAGAGTTCGAGAGCTTTTTGAATGGCTCTGTTATCATCAAACTCGTTGTGGAAAGCTCTCATAACCATAAGAACAGCGTGGAGCTTGATGAGACTCTCATTAGGTAGCTTACCGTTCCAGATATTCATTTTAACCATCTTCTCTGAGTCAGCTGAATCAACCGCCACCTCAGGCGTTGCATTCTTCTTATCAATTATTGCAACGATGGAATAAAGCCACTTTTGGAGACCGAAAGGAGTGTAAAAAAATCCTTTATCTCCCCATCACTCAGTCCAGCTGTTTGGATGATGATATTTTTCGCCATCAATACCTGTAAGGGCGAAAAGATGTCCAGCATTAGCATCCTTATCAGGAGTCAATGTATGAGTAACTCCAGTCTGGTGCCATCTGATATACCTCGCTCCAGTGTAGCACATATGTTTTTTGGAAAGAGCAAGCCTTACCTCAGCTGGTGTGCTGCAGAAATAATAACCCTGAATATATCAAAGATCCTTCATCAACTTTAAGGCTCAGCTCATACTCCAACCGTTCCTTCAGCCGTCAGGGATAATACCATTAGCAATCGCCTCCTTTCGGATCTTCATTGCATCAAGCTGAGTTTTTGAGTCAAACCAGTCAGCCTCATTTTCGGCCTTGGTTATTCCGAAAACTGAGCAAGCCCCTTCTGATCACTGGTCTAAAATCGGTGTATTATTATACACGATCTTCTCTGGCAAATCAGCTTCGCCAGTATATTCTTCCATCACGGTTGCATATCCAGGGATATGCAGATAGTCCTCTTGTGTGAAGCCTTCGGTGTCGTTACTAATCACGACATTTGTTAGTTCTTTTTCGTCCATTTCTGTAAGTATTAAAAGTTAAAAGTCTGAATTATTCAGTTTTTTTCTCTACTCCTAGGTCTCAGAAGTAGTTGGTATTGATCCATTTTGTAACCAGATTAAGGAGCGGAATTGCAAGTCAGACAATAACTACTTGCAGTTCTCCTTTAATTCCTGTCAAGGTTGTTCCTAGGAACGCTACTCAAGCATTGAATACTTGCCAACAAAGCACCCTAAATGCTTTGTTTTGCCATAATTGTTTCATGATATGATCAGTAAAAAAATAAAAACTATCTAATAGCTCTCTCTCAGTTTTTGATACCATAGATTGCAGTAACAAATTCTGTATCTCTCACTTTTTGAGCTTCTATAAATTCTTTTCTTTGCTCGCCTAATGCTTTATTATGATCCGCTACTATCCCATTGATAGACTGCAGAAAGTAGATAATCAAGAACACGATACATCCTAGTGATACGAGCATAAGGAACATAAATACCCCTCTCTCGCTACCTGTCAGTGAATGAAGAGCGTTACCTGTAGCTTTAATTTCGTTTTCTAATGCCATTTTTTGAATAAGAATTAAGAGTTAAAGTATTGAATTGAGTCTTTACAGTGGTTTTTGTCTAGGGTATCTAAGAGCTTAACGATAATAGCTCAAAGACAAGTCAGAGTTCAGGTTTCTTGGTTTTTTCCAAGAACTGAGCTGATAGTCTCCTGCACCTTTCCGAACTTATACCCAGCTGAAGTTATGAGACAGCGATTGAACAGATCCCTGCATACACTGTTCCCTATCTGGTCTATTCAGATAGCTACAGAGCGGAATATTCCTCAGAGGTATCAGAGTCCCTTCTTGCTTGCTGAGTTCCCAGAAGGGAAGAAAAACCTGAATCAGATTTCTCCTATTGTTCGCAGGAGCCCCAGCGGTAGCAGTACCAGAGCCAGAGCTAGAGCCACGAGGAGCAGGATAAGGCTATGCAGAAGCTTCTTCATTCTTAGGTTTGTCAGCAAATAAAGCTTCAACTTCAGGGGGGAACTTAATTCCAGCACCCTTAAACTTTGCAAACTCCTCTTTGGTTAGATACTCTTTGACATCAGTGATATCTATGTGCGATAGATAGGTAATACCGTCTTTGGTAATGGTCTCCATCTGCGAATACGCAAGCCTGATAGCCACCAGTTTGTCTCTCAGTTCCTGACTACCAAGAATGAGAGCATAAGGGATTTCAAAGGTAACAAAGTGAGGCTCTTTGGCTTTCTGTTCATCAAGCCAGGCTTCGTATACAGAATAATCAACAACCTCAGCAGACTCTCATTCGTTTAAGATAGGAAGTAATTCGGTAAATCATACAAATTCTCCATTTTTTGTGATTTTATACATAACAGTAAATTAAGAAGGTAAATCAGTTTGAATAAGAATACTATAAGACATACTAGGGTCTCCTCAATTTGTATTCCACGAATAGATTTCTACATCAATTACCCCTTTCGGAAGAATAAAATAAGCCGAATCAGACCCATTTGAATTCCTACTTAATGATTGAATTTCTTTTCAATCCTTCTTTAACTTAATATGGCATAAAGACGAGTCTCAATAATAATTAGAAGAGAGATTATAACCCATCTTGCAAAAAGAATCTTTGGGACACTTAAACTGCTTAGTATCAGTGCTATTTCAACTTTTATAACCAGAAAGTGCAACTATAAACGGTCAGGCTGGCAACTTATCTTCTCATTTCCAAGTCATATCTTGATGGCAACCAAAGACAGTAAATTCTCATTTTTCTCAAAGAGAGACCGCTTTTCTGGAGTAAATACTTCTTGCTAAAATTTCTCACGGTTTAGAAGTTATTTCTCGGCTTATTTCAACATCACATCCTGTGTAGTAAGTGGAATAATTTTCAGAGTTCCCCTGGATATAAAGTTCAGAACTCTCAAGCATTCTTGTAGATAAAGTAGCCGTAGTGGTAGTTTCCACTGTTTGATTATAACCATAGCTTGCAAGTGTCTGATTTCAGAGTATTATACTGAAACCTCATCTAGTGCTACCACCTCAACCTGAAGTCTTCCAGTTGCTACATTTTACCTTGAATTTTATTGTGAGGTTATCCGCAGGAGCGACAATCTCTTGAATAGAATTTTTGGGGAATCAATTAGAGAAATTGTATCTATCAGGAAGCGTCCATTTTTTGTGTCCCTTAAATGAAGAGCCTCAAAGTCAAAAGATTGCATTTGTATTCCATCACAGACTATTACATACGACATTTGCATAGGTCTTATTCTGTTTTTGCTCATCTTCAACACAAACAACTCCGTATCATAGTGATGGATTTTTAGAGACTCAAATACAAAAGTAATTACTTCAGTTCACTGTTCCGCCTTGCTGCTTGAGGACTATGATAATAAATTCATCTTTCACAACTGAAACCTCTTTTGAAAGCGTAATAGTTTTCATCTGATAGGCAGTAGTGATTTCGCTATACCTTACACTACCAGTAGCCAAAACTTCGTTACCTACCACAAATTCTAATCCTAGCGAGCTAACCTTTTTTGCTTTTCTGATTTCTACTTCCAAGTTTTGACTTGGTTCCCCTACTTTTTTAAGATAGAGATCTAAAGTATTGAAAGAGACTCCAGTAGATACCCTAGGAATATGAATTTCTTTCGTGAGATTAGTTTTTCAGATTGGGCAATCTGATGTGACTTCAGAGGCAAGTGGTAGGTGATATTCGTAGGCCTCATCATTCTCTTTGAAAGCTTCAGCTACAATAGCTTTTATTCAGAGGTGATCAGGAGTACCTGCCTCCTCTAGCTTCCCTACCTTCTGTTCTTGAGCCTCCACCTTCTCCTCTAGGTTTGCGGTTCTCTGAGATACAGAATCCAAAGCAGGAAGACTGATCTCTTTCCTATGATCTACTACCTCTCCACTAGAGATCTCATATAGCTTCAAAAAATTCTCATGACTTGGCCGCTCAGGTGTTGCCTTGATTTCTCCAATATCAAACCCTTTGGTGAAATTCGTGCTTCCTGGTTGATCTGCAATCAAAGTGGGATCCATGATCAGATTTTCTTTAATCTCAATGTAGATCTTTGTTCCCTCTACAGTCTGAAGATTTTCAAGCTTTCATGTAAATTGGAACTGAGCAAGAAAAGTCTGATTTTGGATAGGATAAGAAGTTGGCCTCTTGCAGAGGATCACCGCTTCAGCAATTTCAGATCCAGCAGAGAGCTCTCCTTTACTTTTATCAAAAATAAAATCTGACTTTCCCAGCAGTCCACCTTTATTACCTAGTGCCCACTTTCGGAGCATTGAGTAATCATAATCAGAGTTGAGCTGAGTTTTATTGGAATCTATCATTGAGGTTCTTCTAATGCTTGCCATCGCATATCATGTATAGAAAATAAATCCTTTTTTCCGTGATAATAAAAAAAAGCTCTTTTGCAAATAAAGAGCTTAAAATGCGGCAAATTTTGCCGTTTTTGGAAAAATTATTATCTATTGCCAATCAGTAGGTCTATCAAGAGCAATCCATTGGGTTGGATTCTGAGGATCTTTAACCATTACAGGGTTTGGAAGCTGAGCTATTCTGAGCTGTTGTTCTTGTATAATTTGTTTAATCTGGCATATCTTCTTAAGAGCATGTCCTTTCCCTCCAGGAGGAAAGAGTACCATAAATTCCTTCTGAGGATAGTCACCTCTGACGAGCTTTACCGCAGGAGCTATATCATTATCTCAAGTGATAAGTATAGCTTTTTCGTATTTGTTTTTTGCGGCATCTCTATAGATAGCTAGAGCCATATTTACATCTGATTTTTTCTCCTCGTAAGTCTTATATTGAATACTAAAATGATTTCTCCCTTGTGGTCCTAGATAAGTATTCATTGTAGCTTGAAAATTAGGAGGAGTTATTCTTTCTCTTGGATTCTTATCAGTAATCGTTCTGTAAACCAATTGAAAGTCTCACATAATAGGGTTAATACCCGCATACTGTGTTAAAGCTTGCATATATATTTTATGCTTGGCTTCTCACTGAGTATCTCCTGGATATACTGCAGTAAAATACCTTATCCCTACAATAGCCTCATCCTCCTTTAGATATTGCTCAGCTAAGGCTCTATAATTGAGCCAGTAGTATCTTTTTCCATACTTTGATTTCAGAGAACGACTTACATTGTAGCCGTCTATATAGACCATAACTTTCATATCCTTTTTTTTACAATAAAACCAAAACCCCTGCCGAGGCAGGGGTGGCAGATAGCATTGCAACCATTACTAGTTGCCCACTACCTCTTCGTGTAAGATTAGTATACACAAAAACGCTAAAAATGCAAGACTTTTGTCAATAGAAAAAGCAAGATTTTAATCTTGCTTCTTCATTGGGATTTTAGTCAGTTGGCTTTGCCCAAATCCATGCACCATTATCATTAGATTCAAAACTAAATGGACTGTTTCCAACCCCTCCATTTCTCTTCACATTGAGGAATGAGAGGACAATACTACCAGTAAGATTAGTATCTACCAGATAGAATTTTTCAGGCTTTGGAGATCCTACCTGAGGGATAGTTTCAATAATTAAGGCCAATCTTGGAGCATCTCCATCTTGGAGCTTTTGTCCAAGGATTTTTCTCTTTCCAGTGGTATCATCCACTTCAGCCAATCCCATAAGCGTCTTAAGCACTGCAGGCTCAAACATCTCAAACCAGTTTCCCTTAACCGTAAAGGATGGAGCTTGGGATCTATAGATTACTCCATTATCATCTACCTTTTGCGGGTCAGATTCACCTACTCCAATTTCAATCTGTAGATCAGTAAGACTCGCCATTCTCTGCTTTGTTAAAGCTTCAATAGCGGAAATAACTGCAGGTGCATTAGTAAGATCTACTGCGACTTCTGGAATTGTAGAATCCATAGGAGCCACAAAGAGTTTTGCTGCTCTATAGGCAAGAGCATTTTTGTTAGTTGCTGCCATAGTAATTATTCAGTTTCTAAAGTAAAAATGTAGCCAAACGGCTTCAGAAGCTCTTTGATTTCCTCAGTAGCTTCGATCTGAGTTCCTGCTTTATGCAGTTCTCCTTTGATAATCGTATCTCTTTTCAGGACGATCACTTCAGGATTTTGTTCGTTTTTGCCCATTATATCATGTAGCGAATATAAAAATCTTTAACTCTGATATTTCTGCCTTTTTCATCCACCATACCAGGAGACCCTCCAGCTTCAGTGATACTATAAACCTCAGCTCAGAGGTCAGTACTTTCACTGCAGAGGAGCTCAGCAAAACCCTCTAGGAGAAGGAAAAGCTGATTGTCTGAGACTTTACTTCCCTCAGCTGAGAGCTGGCACCTCAAGATGGCAATCTTGCTTACTTCAGATTCTACCGTTGATGGGAGAATTGAACACTGCAAGACCATTGCTTTTGGCTCTTGTATTGGAGCTTCAGCGAGGATCTTTGCTTTCTTGAGTGGCTCTAGGAGTGGACTACTTGTAGACTGGATCAGGCTCTGGATTTTTCCCAAAAGCTCTTTTATATCTATGATCATTCGCTGTTTAGTTCATCAATTAAAGTATCAAAGGCCTCCATAATAATCTCCTCGCCCTTCTCTATGAGTTCCGCATTTGTCCTGGCAACCATTCCAGCCCCCACACCTTTATAGAAGGCTTTCCCTTTAGGCTTGTGATAGGTGTATTCTTTCCCGTGTACTCCATATTCTACATAGATAGCATAGGGAGTCTCATTCTTGATCTCACCAATCACACTTTCTCACTCTCTCCTTGTTGGGAGTTTTTCCATATTCCCAACAAGTGTTTTAGTATCTTCAGGAGTTTTTTCTTCTATCAGCTCTTTTGCGAGATCTGTCAGTTTATCTACCGTAGCAAAAGTCACTTCCGAAACCTTATCTTCATAACTCATTACTATGTTTTCTGACAAATAAAGTCATACTTTCTACGTCTCCATTGGGGAGACGATAGACTGCTGGAGCTCTTATGAGTTGAAAGATCCCAATACTTCCTAAATCAGGATCCTTCAGCTCAATCTTTGCTCAGTTTTCAATTCCTGGATAAAACCCCTCCAAAACTACAGTCAGCCTTCAATGTTCTTCTTCTTGAGCAATATCCCCTTGTTCAAGTTGTAGACTATCTCTCTCATCAAAGAAATCACAGTCTAAGTCTTCATGGAGAAGTATATTTTTTTCCACTTCTCTGAAGTCCTCAGTAACAACTTCTCTCTTATAGATACTACATTTTTTGTCATAGAACATCGCCTGGAAGAAAAAGAATTAAAGCTGGTATTTATGGATGGTTTGCATGACCTGTTCCCTTGCTGGTGAGTTTTCTCTGAAGCTGATTGTCCTAGGTCACATCTTGTAAGACGCAACATTACTTCCGAAACCTTGACCAATCATCAGAGCCTGCTCAGTTGCATAGGAGATCATGGCATCCTTCAGATCCTCAGGGAGTTCTTCTGTAGCATATCCACTTGTGATTTTTAAGGTCATTACTGGATAGAAGTTTACTTTCCCCTCGAACAAAAGCACATCCTTTTTATCTCAAATCGCCTTCGTGGTAAGTAGTTCTCCTTGCTCATTTTTAGCAGAGTCTATATTAAGGAGCGAGGTATTGACTTGATACCACTTCCCCCTTTGCCAAATCTGATGCAGGAGAAAACTCACTTCTCTCTCCTTTTTGATCAAGGGGAGTAGTCCACAAAAGAGTCTTTCCGTAGAATCAACGACTGCTTTTAGGGTCTCATCTTTGACTTTTGGGCAGAAAGGTTTGATTTCATCTTTAGATATGAAGGTCATTATCAGAGAGATAAAGAGTAAATTATTCAGCATTTGGGACTTCTATTCCATTGGCTTCAGCAAGAGCGATAAAGTCAGCTTTCTTGCTTGTTCCTTTTGGAATTTCGATCCCCTTATTTTTGAGGAGCTCCACGAGTTGTGGCACGGTCACTTTCTCCCATGGAGAACTTTGACTAGGTTCCTCTACTTGAGAAGATCCTATGCTTGCGACTGCATCTTCAACAGTCAATGGGATCTCCTTGAAAAGATGAGAGGGGAGTCTGATTTGACTCACCAACTCGTCTCCTGGTTCCAGTTCAACTGCTGGAGCATATGGAACAGCACTCACTTTTGTAGGATGCTGCCCAATATACTGGTATTTCCTTAGTAAGACTACACTCATTTTTTACAAATCGTTAGAAGATAAAAGACTATTGGCAGTTGTATCCCACCGCTACAAAGTTTTTACCTTCAATCTTATCGTTAATATGAGCCATTCCCCATCTTGCCAATGCTTCTAGGATTGTAGATACTGCGAAGTCAGCATCATCATTTGTCTTAATTTCTCCAAATGATCCAGACTGAATCACTCTAGGATCTACTGCAATAACGGTTCCCTGAGTATTCTTAGACTTCGTCTTAGATACTTTTCCATCAGCATCAGTCAGAGGCAAAATATCGTAGCTTGTACAGAAGACATATGATCCTGCTCCAATATCAATTACCCCCTTAGCAATAGTTGAAACTTGTCCATTTTTAGAGGCATTTTTGAAGTCTTCAGTCTTTCTATAGGCATTATAAGCCTTGCTATTCATAAGGTAAAACATTGCTCCAGGAGTAGATGCAGAAGTCACCAATGCACTGAGGTCAAAGAGTGAGTTCATGTCAGTGATTGTTCCGACATTAAGACTAGATTTTTCTCCACCATGGAGCCCAATTGCTCTGAGCCCTCTACCAAAGTTATATCTAGCATTTGTCGCATAGTCAGACAAAGTACTTACATCGTCCTCCTTCAGATTTACATTTCCATTTTTAGTATCATCTGAGTTTACGATAGCAATTGCAACCGTCTTGAGGATTGCTCTCTTAAGCCTCGCCAAGAACAAAGCCTCTAGCTCAATGATGCTATAAGCCAAAAGATCCGCAGACAATACGATATTGCTATAGATCGTATTTGCTTTAATCTCTACGCTAGCTGAGTTTGCATCTTGCAATCCCTCCTTTGCCTCTCTAAATTTAGAAGTTGGAGTTGATTCGGTTTTTACGATAGCTTCTCCTTCCGTTCCAATGATAGGGATTTTAGTCACCTGACTTGCAAGTGCCTGAGCAAAAGGATTAAACATTTTTAAGAAGTTTAACTCTGCGTCATCTGAAAGGTCAATCAGTGATGCAACAGTTACGCTCTCAGGTACAAATTCAGCAGCTGCTCCAGCTTTACTGGTTACATTAGTTACCGAATTTTTTCTGAGAGTCTTTGCTTCTTCAAGCTCGTTATTGAGCTTTTCTTCGATTTCTGAGTCTGAGAGTTCCTGCTTTACGAGGTTGTTATATCTCGTAACCAAAGCAAGCTGTCTCATGTCCAAATCCTTAAAGTTTTTATTCAAGAGATTTGTTCTAATCATTTCTAAGATATTCATGTTTCTTATGCAAAAAAAGAATAAAAGTCAGACTTATTGTCTGAGGATCCTAGTAACATTTGCCTTGAGCTGTTCTAATCTCTTAGCGTCAGTTCTATTCTCCTTGAGATCTGTTGGTTTACAGATCTTTTTGTTAGTGAAGTAGTCAAGCTTTTCTTGCAGTTCAGATTTCTCTGTTTTAAGAGCCTGATTTTCTGCTTGCAAAGTCTCAATCTGCTTCTTAAGGACAATCTCATTTGCCTTCAAATTCACGAGCTCTTGTGAGCTGTTCGTTTGCGGCTCTGGATTGCCTTGTGGAGGAGTTTGCTCTTTTTCAGAGTCTTTGTCCTCCTGTTCCTCGTCTCCCTCATTTTCAGAAGGGTCAGATTCTTTTTCTCCATCGTCCTCATTCTCAGAGTCTTTAGGAGGAGTATCATCATCGGCTTCGGGAGTTCCACCCTCATTTTTCAGATGGTTTTCGCCGTCTTGATTTGATTTTTCTTCCTGATTTTCTTCCTTTCCAGGAGCTTCAGGATCATCTTGCTCTACAGCTTCATTCAGTTGCTCTGCACTGAAGTCTTCTTTGGCTTCTTCCATACTATTCTTGATCACTTTTACTTCAGCATTTGCATTAGATCCAAGGGTTACTACTGACCACTCAATGAGCTGCACTTCTCTATGTCTTTCTTGATATTCAGCAATCTTATTTTCCAAGGCATCCCAGATATAGCCAAAGTTTCTGCCCTCGTCAATGAGCTTATCTACTAGAGTATCAAGCATTTCATTATAAGCCTCATAAGTTAGCTCCTCACCAGTCTCACGATGTCTGTATACGATTACAAGAGGAATATGCCCAGTGCTAATATCGCTTGTAAGCCCTCTTGATAACCTCTTATCAGTATAGTCATCGTAAGCATATCCAGTAGCTCCGAGATACTTTCTTCAGTTTTCATCAGTTTTAATCTCTATGCTGAGCGTCTTTCCGATAGGCTCGTTTATATTGTGCTGATAAAGCACCTTTCCGCCGTATTCGTTGAAGAATTTCGTAAGTCCTCAAGACTTATTCCAGGCATCTAGCTCAATGACATAGCCATTGTGATTTTCT